TTCAACAAACTTTCCTTCTACAAACATCCATTCTTTGTTCTCCATAATGCCCTGAACGAAAGCGCCAGGAGCAGAAGGATCAGCAACGATATCGGCAGCAGTTGCAAGTCGCAGATCATCTTGTACTAGATTGTAACCTTCTTTTGTCATTACAACGGAACCCAAAGCACGTGATGATACACCAAGACCAACACCAGACTCAATCAAATTCTTTGCGATCAAACCATATGGTGTTTCCATGATGAGTGCTTTGCCAACAAATGTGTTACCATTTTCTACCAAACTTGTAATCTTGTGTGACACACGCTCAAGATTGATTGATGGTGTGTCGGGATGTCCGAGTTCACCAAGCGCACGATTTGTATTAATATATTCTTCTGTGTATCGTGCAACTTCATTCCGAAGTGTTTCCATTTTGTACTTACGATTGTTGCGATTGACTTCATCACCAACAAGAAATATGCCTTCAATGTAAAGATTCTTTTTACCGTTTTCTGTTTTTTCGGTAAGATATCTTACATTTTCAATGTGTTCTTTAATAAGTTTCATTATAGTGGTACTCCTGTATACGGATCTACGTTGTATGTTGCATATTTGGCCAGTTCTAAAACAATTGTGCCGCCAGTAACAATTTCAACTACGATGCTTTGATTATTATTATTTGCAATTGAATGTCCATATTCGTCAAAATCCATATTGCCGCCATTATGAAGGGCTAGTAACGGAACGCTATTACGCACAATACGAATGTGACCGTTAGTAGACCATTTAACGTGACGAATATCTGCCGCACTAACAGATTCAGTTGTTGTGTTTGCTCTTAGATCATTGAGAGTGATCGTATATGTGCCAGCATCAACTGCACGAAATATTGATGAACCTCTTAGAGTGTTTGTAATTTCAAATGGCATTTTATCTTAGTCCCATAGATTTACGACGGCGCATTGACATTTTTCTTTTTAACAATGTGCGTCTTAGTTTACTTTTTCTTGTTGTTTTCCAAGAACGTTTTAATAAACGTGCTTTACGTAATCTTACTGTTGCTGGTATACGCTTGACTGTATTACCAGAAATACGATAACCTTTAAGCCCAGACTTTCTTACATTACGCTGAACTATAATTTTACCTTTTTTATTGCGACGAATACGGCGGCGTACTTTTGTGATGCGACCCATTTTTACGATATTTGGATTGCGTTTTTTAGCCGCTTCTTCCAATACTTCTTCGTCAACTTCAATTTCTTCAAACATTGCATCAACGACATATGGCTTTGCTTCTTCCATTCTCACAGAAGCAATGTCGTTTAGACGCTCAAAGATTAACTCTTTGGCTTCGTCTAATTTATTCTGTAGAATTAAGTCTACAAAATTCATACAATTTTCCAAATGTTGTTACAGATTCAGTTAGTTGTTGCCAAAACAAATTTTTGCTGTCTTCTTCTAACTGACCGTATGTGTTTATAATTTGTTGTTTTGTTTCTTCATTAAGTGAAATAATATTACCGTCATTTAGTAACAGTTCTTCTGACTCAACAAGTTCACGAATATATTCTTCTGCTTGAATTGGATTATCAATAGAGGCACCATATGGCACACTAAAAACTCTTTTAAGTTTATCACTCCAATACATTGCAATTCGTGTACCGTCAGGATATAATCTGACGGCTTTACGTTTGATTACCAACACGGCAGGTGGATCTGGCATTAAAGGGTATGCAGAACCTACGCTATCACTTCTTGCCTCTTTTTGCACTTCATAACCTACATCACCAATTTTCAAACGACTTCTACGATGCTTTCGCCCTTCTATATCAGTTTTCACATCAGCAGTAGGAATCATACCTTCTTCTAATTGCTCACGTACCACTTGTCTTGCTTTACCATAAATCTGTTTACTTGAAACTAAATCTACCATGCGGTTAAAAAGATTACGCATGATTTCACGATCAGCATTGTTGAACTGCGGGCGTTCTTCACCCATCTTATCTAAAATTTTATGAATGCGAGCCAACTGTGCTTTGTTGGCTAAACCAGCACGAACAAGAGCGTCAAACTTAGAATAGTCTGACTTCTCTTCTTCTACGATAGATTTAAACTCAAGTAATGATTTCATTTATTCCATCGCATTGATTCTTTTAACTCTTGAAGCGCCTAATGATCCGAATTTTTTCTCCATGTATTCAGCAGTTTTCTTTGCTTTTTGTAGTTTTCCTACATCTCTGTTCATTGGTGAACCACTATCTGCTTTTCTGTTTCTATAAGCATTAGATGCCAATTTTAAAGAAACTTCATCAAGTTGTTCACCGTCATGCTCTACTTCTTCTGCGTAGGCTTCTTCATCGTCGGTAACTTCTTCGTGACTTTGCTCTTGCCCGCCAAAAATAGTAGCAGCCATTTCTTGCTTACGGCCTTGCAGCGCATCGAACGCTTTTGCGGATAAAACATTTTCTATACTCTCTTTCGCTGCTGCACTGTCACCAGCAGCAATGTGATTAATAATTTCTTGGATTTGCATGGTAACTCCCTATTATCTGCGTCTATTATTTATACTGACAACTGACTTGTTTACCTCGTCATCTAGACCAGGTGTCAACGACTCTTCTGTTTCTTCGGTGTTTTCAACTGTATTATCTTCTGGTTCTGCTTGTGGTGCAGCACCTTGTGGTGGTCCACCTAACACAGGACCTTGCATGTCATTAGGCAACGTATCTTTTTCTTCTTGAATCTGTGCTTGCATCTTTTCAATTTCTTCATCAGTCATCATGAGAATTTTATTCTGAACATAATGATTAGAGAAATAACGACCAACAAATGGATCAACCATACTTACCATTTGTAATCTATTTTGTAGTAACTCTGCTTCACGCAGTTCGGTAAAGTTATTGTCTTTACGGAAGTCATAGTAGATGTCTTCTTTAAACTCATCCCACTCTTCACGTGTACAAATTCCTTTTAATACTAACTGAACTTTGAGTGCTTCATCAAATACTTGTGAAAATTTATTACGTAAACGAATAACAAACTTTGCAAACTTTAATTCGTCGCGTGTAACTTCTTGACTACGACCAAGACCTGCTAAACCACCTTCTTGTGATTCAAGTCTTGAATATGGTACATTAAGTGATTGTAAAAGTTTCTTTTGGAAGTATTTAACATCTTCTAGTTCACCAAGATTTTGACCAGCAGGCAATGTGGTAATTTCTGTACCCTTACCACCTTCTCTACGTGGTAACCAGAAGTCTTCAAGCATTGACATATGCTTACGTTCATCACGAATCTCACCAGTATTTGCATCATAAACCAGTTTATTACGATACTTGATCATGATGTCACGCAGATATTGTTCTGCTTTACCACGTGGTAAATTACCAACATCAATGTAAAAAATACGGCGTTCTGGTGCGCGTGAGATACGATAGATTACAATCGCATCTTCAATCATACGCAACTGATTCAGTGGTTTGATTGCTTTGTGTAGATATGAAATAACAAAAGTATTCTTTGCATCCATCAGACCAGAATTAATATTGATAATTGAGTCTGGTGCAATACGAATACCTTGCCCTACGTTTGATGTAAATGTTTGCGTGGTTGTACCACGATCATTGAAAACATAGTATTCAGCAACCGATACAACAATCATTGCACCTGTTTTAGGATCACGATCTTTCTTAATCTCACGTACTTTACGAATCTTACGTGGATCAATGTATCTAAGTTCTTGAATACCTTCTTTAGGATTCTTGTCATTGACAACGATATGATAAAACATACGCCCATCAATGTACCAACGCTTGAATAAATCATCAGCCAAATTACTGAAATTTAACATTTTTATTACATTGTTAAATTCTTCCGCAATTTTTTTCTTGATTGAGTCTGGTTGTTTCAGATTATCTAGAACAATGTCAACAACCTTACCTTGATCATCGTGTGTGATAGCTTCATTGACGATTTCATCAATAGCCATTTGACACTCGGGGTGATTGGACATCTCACGATAACGTGTGATGAGTTCAATTTCATTACGAACTGAACCCTCTAAATCAACATAGGTACCGTAATACGCATTTTGCGTAACGGTAACTGCACCATCGTCAACGGTTGCAGAAGGCAAAGCAAAGGATGCCTGTTCGGGCTTTTCAGCCTTGACGACATCCTTTGAGCCTATAGTAAAGCCAAAAAGTTTAATTGCCATTAAAAATCATCCTATATTAAAAAGTAGGGCAAATGCCCTACTCTTAGACCACACCGTCTGCAACTGCTTCCCACCACTGATAGGTCAGCGTTACAGAAAACTCTTCAATTGTATCATTTGAACCCCAATCAACATCAATTGGTGTGATGTCGGATGGGAACAAACCAACGAACTTATATTTCTTGATTGAATTGCCTGATTTACCAAACTGTGTAACTTCACCATCAACTGTGTAGCCTAGTGGTGTAGTTGCAATTGGATTACGAACGTTCAGATTATGGCTGTTAATGCCATTCATCCAACGCTCAAATGCATTGCGTACAACAAAGTCTTCATCGTTGATAATTGTTACTGTCCAGTCAGCAAAAGTACGATTGCCCACAAACTTGAGTTCACGACCGAAGTATTGAATAGGCACAACACCCAGAGTTGAACCTGGAAGTTGTGCTGTCTTACACATGAATGTCATTTTTGTTTGTGCATTTCCTGGTGCTGAGAATCCAGGAAACGGCATCGACACCTCAAATAGATTTGGGCGGGCACCGTCACCTTGTAATTGTGAACGGAACTGATTTACATTGAATGCCATTTATTTTTCTCCTGTTTCTCTTTTATTTAAGCTGCCCCTACCACTTCATTGAAACTTACACCTGTTCTTACCGCAACAAAGTTAAGTTGAATGAAGTTGATGGAACGAGCAGGTTTAATGTAAATATCACCAACAAATTCATTACGGTCAATAACTTCTCCTGTGTTGTTTGTTTCGTCGCAGACTACACGGAAATCTGTAATACCACGGCGACCTTGAACATCACGCAGGTAAGGCTCAACTAAAGCAACAAACTGTGCGCGTGTGAACTGATCATTAAATTCGAACAGAGAGAAACGCGCTGCACGTGCAATTGCTTTTTCAAGTACAATAAACAAACGACGAACATTGATGCGATCAAATGCGCTAGGTTTGCTCAACATTGTCTTATCACCGAACAGAACTGTACCTTCGCCAGGGAAAGAAACAACTGGATTAACACCAACTGAATACAGAGAATCGCGTTCTGACTTTAATGGATTCCAAGAAAGTTTAACAACGTTTTTAATTTGTCCACGATTTAGACCACCTGGAGAGAACCAAGGATCACGTTCATTGTCTGTACGAACACAGAGACCAGCAATATCTGCGTTCAATGGAATCCAACGATACACATCATTATACTTATCGTACTGATATTTGTATCCAGAATCCAATACAGCGTATGAAGATGATGTCAAACCATTTCTGAATGTGGTGATTGCAGTAACTTCACTGCCTGCATTGTCAACAACAGATGCTTTAGTTGGTGATACAAATGCAACGCAATCTTTACGTGTCAATGCGATATTATCAATGACATAACCTGCAATCGTTGAATCACCTTTACCTGTTACACACAAAGAAATATCAACTGATTCTGCATTCTTAAACAAATCCCAACCAGTTGTGATCTGCGATGTGCTAACTGTACCATCAGCACCACCAGACAGAGAGTATGTGATGTTTGCGGTTGTATTTGAGAAGTTAGATGCATTTGCTGTTGAACCCCATACAGTTCCAACAGCAGTGTTTTGTACTGGGTGAGATAACCACCAAATATATCTTGACTTTGATTGAATTACATTTTTATAGTAATTTGAATTACCCGAATCATCTCTTGCATCAGACGCTTTTGAAATAAAAGGGAATTTTTCAAGAACTTCACCTCTAGTTCCTGTAAATAAACCGTCTTCGTCAACAACGACAACGTGCATTTCATCAAACGCACCGCCTTTAGATGTTACATAACTTGAATTTGATGGAGCAGAAGTAAACTGTGATGCATAAGCCCATCCTGTGTACGATGCTGCGTCAGCAACAGAAACTCTGAGTGAATTGCCTAATGCACCTGGCCAACGTGATGCAAATCCGTTCCAAGAGTTTGCAGAATAACCAGTATGATTTTCTTCATAGTCATCTGCATTTCTGATTAATAGTGCTGCACCGTTTGCGGTTGCATTTACTGTGGATGTACTGTTAAATGCACGAACAACTTTGAGATTGTTGCCATATGCTAAAAAATTCGCGGCAGAGAACCAATATTCATAATTATTATTGTCTGGTTTACCGAATGTGTCCGCTAAACGAACTTCATCGGACATATTTGTAACTTCACCACATGGTCCCCAAGCAAAAGGTCCTACAAAAGCGCCAGTAGAAGTGGCAACTGAAGGAATAACTGTAGTCAGGTCAATCTCTGATACATTCACTCCAGGTGATAATTGAAATGCCATTGGATTTCTCCTTTTATTGTTGGGTCAATATTCTTTTTATTGTCTATTTAGTTTTTTATAAACTTGATGATAAATATCCCGCAGGAGGCTCCCACATGTCTCCGTCTTCAACTTCCAACTCTCTACGCAGCCCATCCTCAATAAAACCAAAAGGCAACATACTTTCTTCTCCAATTAGATTTTGTTCCTCTAGCATGATCTTTCGTATGTCAATTCTCGTTTCATCTTTAAAGAATGTTTGCGCTGTGAGCCATGCAAAAAGCACCAGCCCCATTACAATATCATCATTGTTACCTTCTTCTGCGGCGTAAGTATCTTTTGTGCGAACAAAAGTATTTAATTCCGCAATGGTGTCAAAATCATTAATTTTTAATTTGTCGTTTTCAATTAATGTTTTTAAGTTCGCACAACCAATTTTTTTGACAGACTTGGTAGTTTTGACTCCAAAAGCAACTGAGCGTTTGAAACCAGCAGAAATGCTTTGCCCTTTAATGTGGTGATGTTCTAACTTGTAAATATTTTCATATTCTAAATCATAATGTAGAATGTCCACAACTTGTTGCCCCACATTGTTTGTTTCGATTAAGACGTATGCTTGATTATAACGACTGGCTAAAGCATAAATGACTGTAGGTAAAAACAATAGTGGTAACTTATTATTACGATATCTGGCAACTTGTTTATACGGAGCTTCCGTAGCATCAAGAACGTTGATTGTATGATAGTCCATACCAACACCCTCTGAACAATCTACCGTAGCAATGTATATTCTTCCTGGTCGTGGATCTTCATACACAAATAAATGTCCATCATCTTCAATACGAAAAGGATCATGAAATGTAAGTGAACGAAGTTTTGCACCAGATATAAGCGTTGCAGAAGAACCAATAAACTCTGTTTCAAACTCTTGACGAAACTGTTCTTCTGAAGTGTTTCGTATTGTTTCTTCTTTCCATTTTTCATCACGCCCCGGTACTTGTGACCAATGAATCTCAAGCGTTTTGTAGAGTGAACGCCCTTCAATTGCATCCATCCACATTTTGTAAAATAAATTCAAGCCATTTGGCGTAGAAACAATAATTACTTTAGATGTTTTACCAGATGAAATAACAGGATAAGTAGAAGTAAAAAAGTCTACTGCCATGTTGTGTGGCACGAACGCAAATTCATCAAGAAAAATTAAATTGTAAGTACCACCACGAACACCGGCTGCTGATGTTGCATACGCATAAATCTTAGAGCCGTTTTCTAACTCAATTGAACGTTTATTCCAGTTGATAATACCTTGCTGAAGCCACATAGGTAAATATTCATATGCTTTTTGAATTTTAGCCAGAATATCTTGTGCAAGTTGAAGTTTATTTGCAAGAATACCAATTACAAATTCTTCATTGAATAATGCAGACCAAAGCATATAGCCAACGGTTGTGGTTGTTTTACCCACTTGTCGTGGCATCTTAGCAATCACAAAACGATTAGTATGAAACTGTTGAACCATATCCTCTTGAAAGTTCCACATTTCAAAAGGTACAAGACCACGATCTACGTTGACAATTTTAACGTAGTTACGTATAAAATACACTGGATCCTCAGTGCATTTTACAATTTCTTTGAGTTGTTCTTCGGTATAGGATATTTCAACGCCAACTCGTTTGAGTCGCGCATTACCAAGGTATCCGTCATCCATGTTTTATCGTGTAAAACTCTTCAACATCCAGCCATGTTTCTGATGGGCATCAAGAATATCTTGTAAAAAATTACCTACCGCTGGTTCATCAGCAGCATCAGCAAGTGCAATGCCTGTGCGGAGTTCCATGATATACTTATCATTGTCTTGAGCAAGTTCAGACATCATAATAAGGGCTGATGGTATTGCTACAATCTCATTAACTTTTGAAAGTTCTAGCATTCTTGCAAGAGTGGTAGGAGCATATGAACCTAATGCACGAATGTGTTCTGCAATTGCATCAGTCTGATCATACACCGCTTCATAGAACGTACCTAAAAATCCATGATACTCAGCAAAGTTAGGTCCTTCCACATTCCAATGAAAAGTGTGTGCTTTGAAATACAAACCAAAGTTTGTTCCCAAAATAACTTTCATCTGTTCTATTAATTGTTCCATAATTTTATTTATTTCCTTTAATCATTTTAAGTAATTCGTTAGTGGAGCCAACAAAGACTGCTTTATCTATGTTGACTCCTTTTGTGGTCTCAGACTGAGGTGCAAGCTCTTTTTTACGCTTCTGAAGTTCCAACAAATCTTTATTCATCTCAGCAAGATTTTTCATCATCGTTGCTAAGACTTCGTATGCACGTGGTGATTCTGATTGATTTGCTACGGATGCCAGTTCAGTTATTGCTCTGTTGCCGTTTGTAATCAACTCACGCATATTGTCTCTTGCAAATTCTGCATCAGCATCAATCTGATTCGTGTTGTTATTTACAACAACAGGTAATGTTTCAACGATCTTTTCTTCAATAGGTTCTACGTCAAAAATTTCTGACAAGTTTTTATTCAGTTTTTTCATAATGTATCAGGCCATTCTGTAATTGTTTCTGTGTATCCGTAGTTGGAATTAGGCAATGCGTTTACAGGATCAGGTTCAGTAACCACTTCAACTGCTTTGACAGGATTCGCATCTAATGTATTCACTGTATATTTTGCATTTGAATAATCTCCAGTCAATACATATCCTTCTCCAATAAGTTTGTTGCCATTAGTAATTACTAATGCACCAATAGAACTATTGCTAAAGTATTCTACTGTACCAATAAATCCGTTTGCCGTATCACGCAATGTTTCACCTGTTGTGAATACATTGTTACCGTTTGCATAGTCAACGTACACTTTCTGTACACTTGTAGAAGACAAATCAATATTAATATTGGTGTTTGCAGCATTGATGATTTTGCCAGACTTGACTGGTGGCCAGATGAAACTCTTTGCGGTGAATGTCAAGTCCCAAAGAATTAATCTCGTTGTGCCGTCAGACATGCCACCTTCATACTCCACTGTAGATGCGACAGAGTTGAGTATGATAGGCACTGTATATTTTAAACCCATTGATGGTATAAAGTCCACAACCACGCTAAAATCTGGTGTGAAGAAAGGTAAAATCTGTTCAAGTATCTGTGTGCCATCTTCAGTGTTTCGCACATAGATTGATAAACTAAACTCAAAATTGTATGGCACTGGTAAATACTGTGTGCTTACACCAGTGCTTGTTGGAGAAGCAAAATTCTGCAACGTAGAAATCTGTTTACGATTTGCATCATATTCAAGACTGTCAAGATTAAATGACATTCTTGGTATTACAGAGTTGACTGACTTAACAAGATTGGGATCAGAAGTAATTTGTGTAAGATATCTTTCTTTTGGTCCATATGACAACGGCACTTTAAGTTTTTCTTTTGGTGTGCCAGATTGTGTATAACGAACGATCTCAAGATCATTAAACATTGTACCAAAAACAACGACCATCTTACGTATGGTGCGGTGATAAAATTGTGCGTTACCTAACATCAAGGTTCTCCAAACGGGTTGACTTCGGTAAAGTCAATGATATTATCACTGACTGCTTCAATTCGTGCATTGTCAATGATGTCCTCAAATGCAGTGTTTTGAGTTACTTTATCAGAAACAAGCACTATTTCCCAATTTGCACCTGATGTATTGCCTTTTATTGCAGAAGAAGAAACAAAATCTCCTTGTGTTCGGTAAATATCAACGTGAGTGTTTGGCACAAAATCATAAACAATCGCTTGTGATGTAGCAGTTGCAAGTGAAGACCCTTGATATACAATTTCATCATTGACAAACTTACCTGTACCACCGCCGGCTAATGAAATACGAATTTTTGGATAGTAGTTACGAATATTGTCATCTATCTCAGCAACTCCAGTATCAATAATCTCATTTGAAAAATAAAATTGTTTCATTTTTAATGCGTACACGTACACATTACCACCACGCCCACGACCTAATGTGTAAAACATTGCTTGATCATTTTCTGATTCCACTTGTGTGATTTCAAAAAAACTTGTGGTCATTGGTATAAAAATCAAATCACCTTCATTTGGTCTTACCAAACCATTGACTGTGTATCTAAATCTAAGTCGTGAAACTAGCATGGTTACTTCATCACGAATTTCTAAACCAAACTTTGAAATGAAGTCTTGATCACCATCAAAACCATTTACATTTTCAAGATACATTTCAATAGGATGTGCGGTACGATACTGCTTTAAAACATCTTCACCAAATAGATAGTCTACTTCATCACGTGTTGTGCGGGGTAAATAATAAACATCTAGACCGTATATCTTGAGTGCTTCAATAACTAAATCTTCAACTAATAGTTGTTCAGGAGTAACGGGGTTACCGTTACCCAAACGTGAAGGAAAATTATTAAAATAGAAATTTGTCGCCATTATCCAGTAAATATCTCTGAAGGTAGTGAACCCATCATGTAAATCGCATCTTCCATTTCTTTGATTTCTTCAGTCGCTTCGTCATAAATCTTTTGACCATTAAGTGTAACACCACCAGGCATTTGAATACCTTCAAACTTTTTGAGATTGTTACCCCATTGTTGTTTGATTTTTGCTGTTGCTAATTGTTTGAAGAAACGATCATTCCATATATCCGTTACACCCTCAATTGAGATTATGGAATTAGTATGAGTGAGTGTTGGTGGTCCAATCAACGTTAAACTTGTAGGAGATTCAATGTTACCTACTTGTTTTGATTCATTACCAATGGTAATAAAATCAAACGGTACAATTTCTTGATCAAACTTTGTGCCCACACCAACAATTGTATTTGATGATGGGCTGCCCGAAACTGTGCCTGTTAATGTAACTGTTTCTGGTTGCAACACACGATAACATTCAACGACAACATAATCTCCTGGTTGAACATCTCTTGTCCAATCAATGTCAAGAAAGACTTTGTTTTGATGACGATTAAAACGAAACTGTGGTGTACCAGAAAATAGCAGGTTCAATGTGCGTAGGTGTTGCATTGTAATTTCATACGACACATACGATACTGAAGTAAAGTCATACAAGTCATGTAGACGTAACTGATAACGTAAGTCAAACATATTGATTGAAGCATTTGATTGATCAAATGGAAAAATTCCTGTAACAAATTGAACCGCATCAGGGCAGTAAATCCATTGACGATCAATGTCTGCTTGTGTAATCATGTGCTTCATGTACAGTTTTTCGGTACCATCATAGTGATAGTCACGCCAAAACCTAAGTGCATCATCAATACGATCTTCTACTTGATCATCGTCTACATTGATTTCAATGACTGGAAAACCAAGTCTGCGTAAACAATAATCTTTGAATTGTTGTTTGGTTGTTATAGTTGCCATATGTTTAATCTAATTTATGAAACATTACCAATAATTACGCAAGTGGTTGGATTTGAAAACAAAATTGTTGCGATACCTCTTGTTGTAAGATTCGCTGTTGCTCTGTCGGTATCAAAACCTGCTATGTATGCAGTTGTAATATTCAGCGTTATAATTGCATTTGCTGCGGTGTTATTGAAAATAGTGATTGCATCACCAGTAGAAAAAATAGCATCAGGTACAGTAACAGACCCGCCTACACCAATTTCAATGAACTCACCAACATCACTTGTCGCTAAAGTATAACTTGTTGTTTTTGCCGTTCCCGACCTCGGCACATTTAAATAACCCACTGGTAAATTTGAGTTTCTACCATCATACAATCCGTCAGCATAAACGTTACCAGTCACACCAACACCACCACTAACTTGTAAAGCACCTGTTGTGTTTGAAATAGACGTTGTTGTGTTAGTTACAATTAAGTTGCCACGAATTACTGTGTTACCTGTGACTGTACCACCAGTGTTCGCATTGACCGTGTTGTTTGCACGTGTAAATACGGAGCCTATAAAAGGAACTAAATTTAAAGACGATGTGGTATTACCTACGAGAATCGCAGTGTTTACATATAAAGTACCAAAAACTCTGGTGTCGTTCTTTAAAAGTGCCATGTTATTTAATTTTTCCTATAATTCTACTATTTATCATACCTGGTGAACCCATGACAGCACATTTAATGTCTGGTTTTCTTCTGTAGTTTTTTCTAATTTTGGTATAATTTCAATTTTTTGCAATTGTGGATTGTATTCAAGCATTTTTTCAAACATCTCTGTAGTCATTCTTCTCTCAAAAGTCTCATTTGTTCGTATATCATAAAAACGACACAGAGGATAATCTTGTGTAGGATCTTCTGCGGTTTCTTCAGAGGATTCCGAGTATAAAGGATGAAGAGAATCAAAAGGTGGAATAAATCTATCCAACTCTTCGTTATAATGAAAGCCATATCCAGCAAAGATGCCTCTTATATTACCGTTATATGATGTTCTTTTACACCTCAAACCGCGTTTTTGACCATAATAATCTTCCCAGTCCATACCACCCTCATTTTCATCTTTGCCTGTAATAACTTCAACGACGAAATTGTTTTCATCTAAAAAAGCGTAATGTGCCATGATTACGTACTCCTAAATTGCCATGAAACATTTCCAGTACCTTGTGTGATTTGAGCAACTTCAAATAAAACACCACCCTCATCAACTGTTGTTGTTGTTGCAGTCAGTCCTGGATCTAAATTTATTGTGTAGTCATAGGGGTATCTAAGT